AAGTCAGCCGGAAAGTCTGTATCCGTCATGCCATCGAGACAACCCAAAATCACTTTGTTCTTTCCGGCCAAAGACGTAGAGTTTACCCCGTCCAGTACAGAAATGCGCGGTTTACCATCTTCCGAGGCTGTGAGATACAAAATACCCTGTCTGTTCGGATTCGTGAGGTTACCCATCTGAACCAGATCATCACCAACGGCCGGAGTTGTACCATTGGGAAATACGGATTTAAGTATAAGAATCGAATCATCATTAACCGAGGCAACCGGAACCCAGTAGTATTTAACGTGTCCGGATGTGTAGACCTGACAACGTACCAAGTCATCAGCGACAAACATCATGTCGCCCTCTATACCTAAAACATAGTAAGCCGGATCGCCGGACGTTTCCGAAACGGACTTAACACGCCCGTTAGCAGATGAAATCACCAGACCGCCGTTAACCGCACGAACTTTCGAAATGATAAGTTCAAAAATGGTCATGGCCTTACGGACTACGGCATTATCTATTTCAAGGTTCCAATCCCCATTGATAGCCTTGTATAGCTTCATCCCTTCACCCATCAGTCCGGGGATGAATCTTTCTGAACTGATATAGTCCTTGACTATGGTTTGAAACAGGGTTGCGACGTGCTCAACATTCAGATCGTATGTTTTTGCAAGTGCCTGAACGAGTAAATTTAAAGTATGCGTGTCACCTTTAGCCCAAATATCCGCGCCTGTTGAAATATTCCCTTCCGAATGGAGTGTGCCAACATTGGCCGAACCGGTTACTTCCAATGTAGCGGCTTTAACTTTAGTGCGTGCTGTGACACTTCCCACTTCCACATTACCATTTTCGTCAATAGATGCAGCAGTATCACCCACTATCAAGCCTTTTGAGAAAGTTACAGTTTCTTTAGCAGTATCGGGCATATCCTTACGTAAATGGGTAGCAAGTGACTTTGAAGCCGAAAAGACATTTCTATTTGACGGGGGTGTACTATCATTAGTCCCAATGATATATACCCCACTTCCACCACCATTGTAAGTCTGCCCTTTCAATGTAAGACTATCCAACTTTTCTTCCAATTCTCCGATACGTGAATAAGCCGTCGTTTCCCCCACCGTAAATATAGGCGAATCAAACGGATAGTCAAGATTATGTTCAAATCCTATGACACGCGATTGCCGGCCATCTTCGAAATAGGCCTTGTTAATAAGCTTGACCTTCTGACCGGCACTATAAAGATTATGAACACCGTCTTCGCCGTATGCGTCACCAGACATCATTTTGCAGTTATAGGTGGAAGGGTCCATCTTTGATTTGGCAACGTACTTTTCCGTTTCGGTTTTCAGTTCGACTTCGGCAGCAGATACGAGTCCAAGTTGTGTTATCTTTGTTGAGTCCCAGCCAGTCAAGACATAAGTATCCCCGTTTGCGGGGATAAGTACATCACCAGGTAGTTTACGCCCATAATCCTCGTTACGTACTATCTCCCAAACTTGTGCAGCCGGATTCCAACTACCATCTGATAACTTCTCAGGTTCTCCATCAGGATTAAATATAACCCCGAACATCATACCATTAAGCTTCCCAGAGTGGAAGGTTATCTTTAATTCCTCGCCAGCAAGCACATAGGCTTTGGAGAATGTAATGCCAGTATCTTTAAAGCGGTAAGCATCCCATTTCTCCTCAGTTATTGTCCCATCTGCATTTTCTATCTTGTCAGTATACTTATGAATGGCAATATCCGACATTGTACCGGTACGTCGTGGATAGATATCATCAAAAACAATAACCTGCTCAATGGCTTCCTCTGTAACCATATTAGGATAGGCATCAATATAAGGAGTTCCAGCAGGCAGCATCAATCGTCTTTGAACGACACCATTCACAACTACTGATTCATCCACCGGACGATAATTGGAAGGTATGTTCCTTGTAGAGCCAAAAGCATAGATACGGGTTGCATAAGCGGATTGCGAGTCGGTGCGTGTCATTTCCTCTACATTTACACCGATCTCCCAATTAACAGGATCACCGAACTCACAACGCCCGAAGTGAATGATATTCTCTGTTACCCAACACTCACAATCCCATTTTTTTGCCATTTCAAAGCAAGCGTCAAGAATGTTGATGTTGTCGTAAGACATCAACTGAGCTTTATTTTCAACTGTGCTGTCAATGGAAAAAACAAAATCCTGTCCTTTGTATGTGTAACCAAGAGCTTTTAAATTTCTCAGGACTATACCAACTTGAACATCCAGTGGAGCGGTCAGGTTCCAGGACGCTTCCTGTCCGGCTGTCTCTGGGGTGTATTTGAAAATTTTATTTTTCCATTTCCAGTAATAAGCGTCCAAACGAAGTTCGTAATCATAACTTGCCGTTATTGCATTGTAAGCGGGTTTCTGTATGTCACATATCTCGAACACTCCCAAATATCCATCATCTATGTAATCACCAAGCTTGAAAAAAATCGGTTCATCCAAATTGAACTTCACAGTAACATAGTCTTCCTTCATTAAAAGGAATTTTCGTTTCGAGCCTTCATTTACAATAGTAGAAAAGCGAATACTGCCAGATATGTCTTTGATGTCTACTCTTTCCATAACACATCAAAGGTCGGAGATAAAAAAAAGAAGCCCTAAAAATTCGGGCCTCCTGTTGTGACATCAGAAATAAGGTCACAAATTAGGTTCTATTTGCTGGATTAGGCTCGCATACTTTCATTGCAATTTTTGAGAAAGTCCGATCTAAACTCATAGCGTATGATACTGCATTTTTGTAATACACATGATAAATATCGCTGCCGAGTATCGGTACTTGGATACTAACCAAGCCTGAAGACATTTCTCCCATAAACTCCTTGTAATTAGCTATATAATCACTTTGCGTATACCCTTGAATCGTAAATGTAAGGGTCATATCCCTTTCATCTGCTTTTTTATTACTTAAATTGATGTTTTTACCATTTTCCAGACGACTTTTATTCTCAATATAATCCTTTACCGGCGGTGGCATTAAAAGTACATTTAAAAAGTTATCTCCCATGTTCACCCCCCAGATATCAAAGGCATCTTTTCCATTTATTAATAATTCTCCACTCATAGTTATAATGCTTTTTTAATGTTATCATTTATACTGTCTATTTTTTTATTCATTACAGGGGTATTTTTAGCCATTTTAGATACACCTTCTACAACATCATTAAATTTTTCAATCTGATTTGTACGTAGTTCATCAACTATCCCTTTCAGACTTGATACATCAGAAGCCAAAGACTCTATCTTGTCAGTTGGAAAATTAATCGTTATCTGCGACTGATAGCCACTTGCGATACTTTCTCTCGTTTGTCCTGCAATATCAGGTACATTAGCCATTAATCTTGGAATATCTTCATTTGTCAAGTCAAGCAATGACATCTTTTCGTTGATCGATGAAAGCAAACCCGTTTGCTCTATTGCTTGATTCTTGATCTCTTCCCCAGTTATCTGTAAAGCAGTAAAACGTCCGTTTAGTTCTTCTCCAGTATCTTGAGACATGGCCTCAAATCCTCTTTTTGTAGAATCCTGAGAGGAAGATTCGGATGTCCAGCCAAGCAACTCTTTCAATTTATCCCGCTCTTTAACCGCGTCGGTAACAATGTCGTTCCATTGCTCCTGCAACTTTTTATAATCTTCCTCAGAAATACCTGTTTTATTATCGTTAGCAGCAGCAAAAGCATCATACCATTTTTGTAGTTCGGCTTTATACTTATTACCAAGCATAGTGGTAAGCATAGCCTTCTGCATATACCTCTCAAAATTATTAGCAAAGTCTTTTGCCGAACTATCCATATCCATCAAGGTATCGACAAAGTTATCAAATACGCTATCAAATGAAACTTGGGTAAGCTGTTCTTTTACTTGGTTCTGTATATCCTCTAATTTCTCAGAGCCATTGACAATATCCTGTATGTATTTTACAAAGTCACCGTTTACAGTATTAAGGACAGATACCAGTTTAGGATCGGCAAGCACTTCTTTTAGTTGTTCTGCAGAAAGATTAAGCAATGACTCTGCATTCGTGACAGATTCACCGACAGCACCGGATATCCTATCCCAATCCTTTTTACTAAGTCTTTTTTCTATTCGTTTGCCTAAAGAACTTGATCCAATACTTGAGCCGCTTTGCCTTAATTCATTCAGAAGTTCATAATATCTCTGGGTCTGCTGCTTGATCAGGGTTTCTGCTTCTTTCCCTACTTTATAGGCTTCATCCCCATAGGACATTTTAATATACTCTTTCTTCTTGTCTATTAAAGTGTCCCACACGGAATCGAGTGCTTCATATTGGGACTTCATTTCATTGTATCGGGAATAATCAGCACCAAATAAACCATCTAAAGCCTTTACAACAGATGAAATACCGGAAACTGCGCTCATGGCACCACCTACAATATCACCGGACATTATCTGACCAACTCCCATGGCTGTTTGACCAACTCCACCTAAGGCATCAGAAATACCGGCTATTTTATTACCAAGATCGTCGTTGCCAAATATTGCACCAAGATCCTGACCAAACTGAGATATAGCAGGAGTAAATTGAGTCACAGCACTCCCGATTTCTGAAATACCCTGAACAATATTCTTTTTACCCCCTTGTGCTATCTTATCAGTCGCTTGCTTTACTTGCGTTTTGAAAAGTTTAAAAGGGCTTTTCCCTCCCAATTCCCCTTTTAAACGATCAATAGCATTCCTAAGTGCCTCAACTTGCTCAGTTGAAAGTTCTAAATTTTGAAGGGTATTGTCACTTATCCCAAGACCTAAAATATCCTTCTTTGAAACTGTCTTTCCACCGATTTGAGCATTTCCCTGTTCATCCTTAATGGCAGCGAGGTATTGCATCAATAATTCGGCTTTTTCAATGATGCCCTGAATCTCGTTCACACTCTTTTGGGAAGCATCAACAAAAAGCTGTCCCATTAAAGTCGTACTATTCTTCACGGAGTTGTCAAAATCATCAAGCGCATTAGCTTTCTCTTTCATCAAGATAGCTGCATCACCCGCCGTTTCGGCCTCCTTTATGGCCTTATCATATTTCTCAATAATGGCCAGCCTTTTCTGTTGATAGTTGCCAAACTTGATAAGATATTCGTTCCAAGACGCCTCTTGATCGCGTATCTTATCATCAAGTTGCTTTTTGGACGTATTTTCTATAATGGTATCCCAGATAGAGCTAATCTTTCCTGTATCCACCTTAGAAGAATCAAAAGTCTTTTTCTGATATTTGTTATTCTCTTTGGCCTTCAACTCTTCCTGAGCATCAAAAATCTCTTTCTCAGCTTGAATTACAGCCTGGATCATATCTTCTTTTTGTCTTTCCAGTGATTGGATCTCTTTCCGGTTATCCAATTCCCTCTGCATACGCTTCTTCTCAGCTCCTTCAGTCATGGCATCGATCTCAGACTGTGAAATTTCCATTTCCATATCTTCAGCCCGCCTTTTACGCTGGATTGCCTGTTTGCGTTCTATTTCAGAGATCTTATCATTCTGGGAACGAATACCTTCTTGCTGTTTGCGAAGTTTTTCAGCAGCAGATTCTTGCTTGGCAGGAGACGAATATTTATCTATCTGTTTTTGTGCCTCCTGTATCTGCTTGGTATACTTATTCCATTCTTCCGAGTTTTTCTTAGATACATCCAAAGCATCACGAGCTGATTCGGCTTCTTTTTTCCTTATTTCCCAATATTTTTTGTTTTTAGCCTGCTTTTCTCTTGCAGACTGTAATGTTTCAAGAGATTTTACAAATGAAGAAACTTCATCACGTGAAAAATCTCCAATCATATCTCCCGTAACTTTAGAAAGAGAGGATTTCCATTGAGATATTGACTTTTTCAGTTCGCTATCAGAAAGCTTCTTAGCTTCTTCTATACGAGCATTTATATAATCAGAATTAACTGCCGATTGAGCTTCTTTTTGTTGCCTTTGTAGTTCTATCAGCACATCGTTAGCCTCTTTTATTGCTTCCTCACTACCCGACATCCTTGACACATATTCTTCCTGATTCCTAACTTTGGCATTTATGGAAACAAGTTTTTCCTGATTGCTCTCTATTTTCCGTTTAGATTGTTCCTCGTTAAGGTCTTTCTGCAACTGGATCAGATTTGTCAAATGTCCTTCCTCATCAATATATTTTTCAATGATTCCCGGATATGCTTTTTTTAGTGATTCTATTGCAGCATTTCGGTTTGCGGTAGCTTGCGCTTCATCGCTTGCGACAGAAATAAGACGTTG